CTGAAATAAACAATATTGATGCTATGACGGCTCTTAACACCGAAAAATCCAACACTGAACGCTCCAATCAGGCTCTCATGAACTCCAACTCTGCGCTCTCAAATCAAAAAACCCAGACTGAGGTGCAAGTCACCAGACAGGCTGAACAACTTTACGAAAGGTACTTCTTTGAGGCCGACACTGCTGGCCACAAACGTAGCATTGCCTATCGTGAAAAAATCGTCGCTATGCTGGAAATGCAAATCGACCAATCGACCTATGGTCGTGTGATCCGCAGACTAAACCGCCTTAAAGACCTTCCCGGCGGCTCTATCGCTGCTCGTTTTCTCTCTCGCAAATAAAGGAAAAACCATGAACAAATCTCAAGAAATCATCCGATTCCGCACCGCTTATGGTGCTCATGATCCCGAAAAATATGCGTTCTGTACTGATCCGGTCTCTATGACCCATCAATCCGAGGCCCCGGCCTGTGATATTAATGAAATCATGGCTCGCTTTCAAAAAACCGGTGTCCTCGAACACAAAAACAACTTCCAAGGCCAATACGGCGACTTTACCGAGCTTCCAACCGACTATCACTCGTCTGTTAATGCGGTCATTGCCGCAGATCAAATGTTCGCCACTCTGCCCAGCTCTATACGGAAAAAATTCGCCAACGACCCCGGCAACTTCCTTGAATTCGTGGGCGATCCCGAAAATGCTGAGGAAATGGTTAAACTTGGCCTTGCCAACGCCCCTGTGACCGAAAAAACCACGAAAGTGGACCAAGCCCTTGCGGATACCGCCAAGGCGGCTGAAGAGGCCTCACAGGCCGCGTCACACACCACCAAGGAGGCTAAAACCGACTGACTTGCACAGTTCTCTACTTGATGTAACTGTGCTGACTGACACCAAGTCAGTCAAAAACACTAAAAAAAAGGAACTCTAAAATGAAAAAACGCTCTAAAATGTCCCGGAAAAAATCCCGCAAAAATTTCACCCGCTCTGCCGGTGTGAAATCAAAAAACTTCGGGTCCGGTCCGATGCGCGGTGGTATCCGCTTATAGGTGCCCTGCTATTCTCCGCTTCAAGGGTATCAAACCCTGACGGACGGCCTTGTGTTCAATGCCAAACATCCGGGCATTACGAACCTTCAAACGGTCGGCTGCGGCCAATGTATTGGCTGCCGCCTCGAGCACTCTCGCCAATGGGCCGTCCGTTGCGTCCACGAAACCCAAATGCACCTAAAAAACTCTTTCATAACGTTGTCCTATGATGATGATAATCTCCCATTCGGCGGCTCGCTTCACCGCCCCGATTGGGTCAAATTTATGAAACGCCTTCGTAAAAAATATGTTCCTGAAAATCCAAACTTTGAACAATGCATTCGCTTCTATCAATGCGGCGAATATGGCGAAACGACCTTTCGTCCTCATTATCACGCCTGCATGTTCAACTACCGTCCTGATGACGGAAAACTGTTCACTGAAAAAAACGAGGTAAAATTATACACTTCCGAGACCCTCTCTCAGATCTGGGGTCGCGGACACGTCACATTCGGTGACGTGACCTTTGAAAGCGCGGCTTATTGCTCGCGCTATACTACCTCCAAAATAACCGGCGAACCCGCCGAAAAACACTATCAATATATCGATTCGGAGACCGGCGAGATAATCGACCGTCTTCCCGAATATTGTAACTCCTCGCGTCGGCCCGGTATCGGTCTTCCTTGGCTAAAAAAATATGGTGCTGACACCTATTCTAAAGACGAAGTTATTCTTCGTTCTAAAGCCATGAGACCGCCTCGGGCGTACGACAAACACTACGAACACGTGGACCCTTCCCTCTGGCGCCAAACCAAAGCCAAACGCCGCAAAGCGGCTCATGCTCGGCATCATCCAATTCGTCACACAATTGGCGATGGCCGTGATCCTACAATTCATCACCGAAGACGCCAGCTTGCTGGCGAAAAAATTGCTAAATCCAAACTTAAAAAAAAGGAACTGAAATGAATATTTACTCCATCCACGACTCTGCCGCTTGCTTCTTTATGCCGCCTTTTATGGCGCGCACTGACGGCGAGGCTTCACGTATGTTCGTGGGGTTCCTCGGTAACAGCTTCTCGCATCGAGGCGACTTCACTTTGTGCCATCTTGGCACCTTCGACCCCGATAAAGGGGTCGTTGTCGGCATTGATCTTATTACCGTCCTTAAAGGTCTGTCGATTGATGCTAAATTCGATCCTGCTCTTGCTCAAGGTCAGCTTCCTTTGGCTGGCCTCGGTCTTCCGCCGGAACGGGGTGCTGATACTCATGACCAAAACGGAGCATTGATAAAATGAAAATGAAATCAACGACATCCCACAACTTCAGTCAGGTGCCTAAAGCTGACATCCCGCGGTCGTCCTTTGACCGCTCCTCTGGCAACAAAACCACGCTCGACGCTGGTCTCCTCGTTCCGATATTTATCGACGAGGCTTTGCCGGGCGATACCTTCAACGGTAAACTGCACGCCTTCGGGCGGCTCGCCACTCCTCTGCACCCGTATATGGACAATTTATTTGTCGATACTCATTTTTTCTTTGTTCCCAATCGTTTGATCTGGGACAACTGGGAAAAATTTAACGGTGCCCAAGATAATCCCGGCGATAGCACGGATTTCACAATACCCCAGATGGTCTCTCCGGCCACTGTCGGCTATGCCGCCAGCACTTTGTCTGATTATTTCGGGATACCTACCGAAATTCCTGATCTTACTCATTCTTCCCTTTGGCATCGGGCTTACAACCTTATTTATAATGAATGGTTCCGTGACCAAAACCTTCAAGACTCTGTCGTCGTCGACAAAGACGATGGCCCGGACGACCCTACTGATTATGTCGTTCTGCGCCGTGGCAAACGCCACGACTATTTCACTTCCTCTCTGCCGTGGCCCCAGAAGGGGCCTGCTGTCGATCTGCCTCTTGGCACTTCTGCACCCGTAATCGGTGTGGTCGGCAAATCTCAATCTTACACTTCCAAAACAATCTTCAAAACCGGCGGTTCCGCCGGTGAACTTGAAGACACTGTTGGGGCTGAGGTTATCGAAGATCCCAACAATCTCGGCTTCCCTGAAATCTATGCCGATCTGACGGCGGCGACCGCCGCTACTATCAATCAACTGCGCCAGGCTTTCCAAATTCAAAAACTCTACGAACGCGACTCCAGGGGCGGCACTCGTTATATCGAGGTGCTTAAATCTCACTTCGGCGTCACGTCTCCTGACGCCCGTCTCCAACGTCCGGAATATCTCGGCGGTGGATCTACCCCCCTGAATGTCCAGCCTGTCGCTCAAACATCCTCTACCGACGTTACTACACCCCAAGGTAATCTTGCATCCTTTGGGACTGTCGGCATGACGAATAATGTCATGAAAAAATCCTTCGTCGAGCACGGTGTCATTATCGGCCTCGTGTCGATCCGTGCCGACCTTACCTATCAACAGGGGCTGGCCAGAATGTTCTCTCGGGAAACCCGATGGGACTTCTACTGGCCTGCCCTCGCCCACATCGGCGAACAAACTGTCCTCAACAAAGAGATCTGGGCACAAGATCCCGCCAACTTGTCTGGCGGTGTCCCCATCAATGATCTCGCATTCGGCTATCAAGAACGCTTTGCCGAATACCGCTATAAACCTTCAACAATCACTGGCGAATTCCGCTCGAATTTCGCCCAAACTCTCGATACGTGGCATCTTGCTCAAAACTTTGCCACTCTCCCGGCTCTCAACCCTTCGTTTATCGAAGAAAATCCACCCATAGACCGCATCATCGCTGTAGCTTCGTCTCCCCATCTCATCCTCGATACTTACATGCAACTTATGTGCGCTCGCCCCATGCCTATCTACTCTGTGCCGGGCTTAATCGACCACTTCTAAAACTGGTGGGCGGGTCGATCCCGCCCATCCAAACCACCTTACGATCTGAAATGCGCAGGAGCACCTGCGCACCTGAAAGGAAAATTCATGGGCCTCGCCCCCTTACTCGGAGCCGCCGGAATATCCTTCCTTGGCGGTCTCTTTCAAAACAAATCCAATCAGCGCGTCTCGGCCAAACAAATGGCCTTTCAAGAACGCATGTCAAATACAGCCTATCAGCGGAGCATGGCAGACATGCGAAAGGCGGGACTTAATCCAATACTCGCCTACAAACAAGGAGGCGCGTCGGTGCCTACCGGTGCCTCCATTCCTGCCCAAAATATTATTGGGGCAGCAACAAATAGCGGCTTGGCCGCTTATCAAATGTCGAAGCAGGTGGAAAATACCTCTGCCGACACAAACCTCAAAAAACAGGAAACTGCTCTGAAGGGAGAACAAACCCGCGAAGCGGCCGCGAAGGCGGACCGGATGGGTCAATCCGGTGATTCTATGCTCGGTCGCCAGGGGGACACTCTTTACCGCTGGGGCCGGCGGCTGCTCGACCTCATCAGTGGCAATTCCGCAAAACAGAAGTTTGGCAATGAAAAGGAGAAACAAAAACGTCAACCGTTAAAGGTGACTATTCGGCCACCGAAGCGTTAGCGTGCCGAGCATCTTCTTTCTGGTCGCAGAGCGACCGCCTGTCAAACTCTCAAGGAGTCCGTCAATGGCTAGGCCAACAAACGGTGCCTTCATTCCTCATGATCCAGTCACTACGGACCCGGTGGGTCCGTCGATGACTAAACAATCCTTCGCTGCTGAAAGCGAAATCAACAACATTCTCGCAAAATACGAGAAAACAGGGCTCATAGACCATTATAATGCTCATGGCCCGACTTACGGCGACATGCCGTCTCAAGACGACTTCCACCAGGCGATGAGCCTGGTTACCGAAGCTCAACAGACCTTCGACCAACTTCCCTCTGGCGTGCGCGCCAGGTTCCTTAACGATCCCTCTCGATTTCTCGATTTCGTCGGTGATCCTGACAACCGCGATGAGATGATTGAGATGGGCCTGATTCGGCCTGGGATCGTCCTGGATGAGCCGGAGGCAACGCCGCCGGTC